GAAGAGTTGGTTATGCAGGAGCTGGTTATGTTTCGCCAAGTGAAATGAAAACAGCAGCTGGTTATCTTAGTCCATATGCAATGGCTACCGATGCTGGTTATGAAGCTACAGGTGGAGAACAAGCTGAAGAGCTTTTAAGAAAGCTATATGATATTTATGGAATTGAATCCGCTTCAAGCGGTGGCCGTGTAGGAATGTTTGCTGGTGGTAAATTAATTGGTGAAGGAATTATGCAAGCAGCTAAACTTGCACAAAAAGGAATAAGACCATGGGGCTCTAAACAAGTACACAGACAAAAAGTTACAAAGAAAGGCGCGAGTAATTTTGATACCATTGATGAAATTACAAAAACAGACGTTGCTTCTCTCGTAGATGCAGAAGATCCAAATAGTTTAATAAATATGTATGAAGAGATATTAACTGGTAACAGATTTGGTTTATTAAGTGATCCCCAAAGAAATAAAATCTTACAAACTATTGAAGACGGTTTACGAAAAATACCTATGGGTAAAGGAGCAGCAGAAGACTTAGGAGCAGATTTATTTAATCTGAGATCATTTTATGGTCTTACAGCACCAAAAGAACATGGTGGAGCAAAGATAATACCATTTCCACGTAAGAAAAAAGCAATGGGTGGACAAATTGGGGTAGGTAGTTTATTTAGGAGTAAGTAATGGCAATAGATAAAGCACTAGAAGATCAAATCAAAGTACCAAGGACAGTTCTTGATGAAGAGGTAGAACTCGAAGCAGGACCACCTTTGGGAACAGATGATATTGATATACAAATGACTGATGATGGTGGAGCAGAAGTAGATTTTGATCCATCAGCACAAGCCATGCAAGGTGCACAACAGCACGATGCAAATTTAGCAGAATTTTTAGAAGATCAAATACTGAATAAAATTTCTTCTGACTTAAAAAATAGTTATGAAGAGTATAAAGGTTCGCGATCCGAGTGGGCAGATACATACACCAAGGGTCTAGATCTACTAGGCTTTAAATACGAGAACAGATCTGACCCTTTTCAGGGCGCAAGTGGAGCGACACACCCAGTTTTAGCTGAAGCAGTAACGCAATTTCAATCTTTAGCCTATAAAGAGCTATTACCAGCAGATGGTCCGGTTAGAACTAAGATTGTTGGTATGGTTGATGATATGCGAGAAAAACAAGCAGATCGTGTTAAAGATTACATGAATTATCAAATTATGTGCGAAATGAAGGAATATGAGCCTGAATTTGATCAAATGTTGTTCAATTTACCATTATCTGGTTCTACCTTTAAAAAAGTTTATTATGATGCAGTTCTTGGCAGATGTGTTTCTAAATTTGTTCCCGCAGAGGATTTAGTTGTTCCTTACACTGCAACATCACTCGATGAAGCAGATATAATTATTCATACAATTAAAATGACTTCAAACGACTTAAGAAGGCAACAGTTAACCGGATTTTATAGAGATATTGAAGTTGGTAAAGGAACAGTTGATGTTTCTGATGAAGTTAAAGAAGCAAAAGATGATATTCAGGGAACATCAAAAAGTAATATTGATGAAATTCACACATTATTAGAGTGTCATTGTGAATTAGATATTGAAGGACTAGAGGATATGAATCCTCAAACAGGAGAACCCACAGGTTTAAAACTGCCATACATTGTAACTATTGAAGATGATAGTGATACTGTTTTATCTATCAAACGTAATTTTGCACAGAACGATCAAACTAAAAAACGTAAAGATTATTTTGTGCATTTCAAATTTCTACCAGGACTCGGATTTTACGGGTTCGGCTTAATCCACATGATCGGTGGTCTATCACGGACTGCCACAGCCGCACTAAGACAACTTTTAGATGCCGGCACCTTGTCAAACTTACCAGCCGGATTCAAAATGCGAGGCATCCGCGTCAGAGACGAAGCTCAACCGTTGCAGCCGGGCGAGTTCCGTGACGTTGATGCACCTGGTGGAAATCTTAAAGATGCATTCATGCCTTTACCGTTCAACGGTCCGAACACCGTGCTCCTACAATTGTTAAGCACGGTTGTCGAATCAGGACAAAGATTTGCAAGTATCGCGGACATGCAAGTTGGTGATGGTAATCAAAGTGCAGCGGTTGGAACAACCGTCGCGTTATTGGAGCGCGGATCGCGGGTTATGAGTGCGATTCATAAAAGATTGTATGCTTCAATGAAACAAGAGTTCATGCTACTCGCTACATGCTTTGTAACTTATTTACCTCCAGCATATCCATATGATATTGTCGGCGGACAAAGACAAATATTTAAATCTGATTTTGATCAACGAGTTGATATTATACCAGTAGCTGATCCAAATATATTTTCACAAACACAGAGAATTACAATTGCCCAAACTGAATTACAACTGGCAATGTCAAATCCACAATTACATAATTTATATCTTGCCTACAAACATATGTATGATGCATTAGGAGTTAAAGATGTTGATTCATTATTACCACCACCAATGCCACCACAACCGTTAGATCCAGCAACTGAAAATGTAATGGCACTTAATGGTAAAAAGTTTCAAGCTTTCGCTGGTCAAGACCATCAATCACATATGAAAGCACACTTAAGATTTATGGGTACTACTCTATGTAGAAATAATCCACAAGGGATGGCCATGCTCCAACAAAATTGTATGCAACACATACAGTTGATGGCAACAGAGCAAGTTGAAATGGAATTTAAAGACGAGATGCAAAAACTACAGCAGTTACAACAAACACTACAACAGCTACAACAGCAAATGGCCAAAGATCCACAAGCTATGCAGCAGATGCAACAAAATCCGCAGATGCAACAGATTCAAAAGACTATACAGAATGAGCAACAGAAGATAGAAGCAAGAAAAGCTGTTTTAATTTCTGAATTTATGGTAGAGTTTGCCGAAGCTGAAAAAGAGGTGCTGAATCAAGTTGAAAATGATCCTCTCTTGAAGCTTAAGGACAGGGAATTAGATATTAAAGCTCGCGAAGAACAGCGCAAGGAAGAGGAAGGCGAAGATAAGTTGAACCTCGAAAAGATGAAGATGCTACAAAATAAAAATCTTGCGGAAGAAAAGATGGAAGAAAACGACAAGCATCAGAAACTTCGAGCAGCTGTATCGCTAGCAAAAGACGGTATAAAAAATATGCAAGCAACAATTAAAGAGAGCGGGGAATAATGGGTTCAGAAGATTGGGCATTATTATTAGGAACACTTGGTGGAGGTTTTTTAGGTCACCATGGTGGTAAAAAACGCGCTGCTAGAGAAAAAGACATGCTTGAACTGATGCTTGGTGGTGGTAAAGATGAAACAGATGAAGAACCTGAAGAAAGTGAAAATATTGTATACGATCCAGAAGGAACAGCAGTTGACAAAGGAGAGCCTGGTTTTTTTAATTTTAGTGGATACCATGATCCTATTCATGATCTTATAACAGTTGGTGATGATCCTGAGAGTTTTTCTAATAATCTTTCTGATTTTCTTATTGGTTTAGAAAAACCACAATACAACGAAGAAGGAGAACTAATAAAAGGTGATCCTAATGAAAACTGGTTTAATACAATGGGAGCTTTACCTTATTTAATGATGATGCAAGGAGGTATTCCTGGTCTGATAGCGGGAGGAACAGGTTTAGGTTATCAAGGAATGTCTTCTTTTTCTCCAGAGTTTACACAAAAATGGGTTGATAAACCAATTGGTCAAGGATGGGATTGGACAAAAGATAAGACTATTCAAGGATGGAAAAATTTAATGGATTATGAGGGTTTTAACCAAGGCGGAATAGTTGATCTTTATAAGAGGATGAACCGTGGCAAGTAAAAATAATCAAGGCTCTAATGTCGGCGATCGACTGGCTAGCCAAGTTACTGCCGCGCAAAAAAACTATGGTAAACCCGCACATTTATCACAACCCGTAGGTGGATTTACACAATCACAATTAGCAGGAAACGTAACCGGTGGTCCTGGTAATCTTACTTTCGGTGGTGGACAAAACGTTACTAGAGACTATTCTAAAACTGATCTTGGTAAAGCAGGTATTTATCCTAGTATGGTTGGTGGTTATGGTATTGATCTAGGCGATGAAAAATATAGCGCAGCAGAATTTGCTGGTATGGGAACAGAAAGAGATCAATTAGCAACTATTCAACAAAGAACTCCTGGTCAATTAGAAAATCTATCTCAATTTAATAGAGCACTTGGTCTTAATGCGACTACAGGAATGGGCTTTGGTGAGTCTTTCAAACAAAACCTCGGTGGACTTGAAGCTCAAA